GAGTTACCATTAAATTCCCGGTTACTGTTCCACCCGTTTTCCCGTTCAACGAGCTTGTCTGGCTGATTACATACGGCCATGATGGTCCCGTAAACGTTGTACCGTCTGGTAGCTTCACAGTAATGTTGCCAGCAGCACTAAAAACCTGCTGCCAGTTCTGTTTGTCGTAATTCAGTCCACGCAGTGCTTCAGCGCTTTGCGCCACCAGCGCGGCAGTTACCATATTCAGCGCCACACGGGGGACGGCTGACCAAGCCGCACCAGATTGCGTTGGCCCGGTGAAGTTGCTGACAAGCGTGAGCTGCGTGCCACTGTCAACCGTTTTCACTGGGAGCGTATAGGGCACACCGCCCACAGTAGAGACAATGAAGTCACCTGCAGAGAGTTCAGTTGAAAAAGCAGTTCCGGAACCGCCAACAATAGCGGACCCGTTTGTCAGGGTGATGGTACCTGCCGACATAAAGGACTCCTGAATTCAGATAATAAAAAACCCGCCGGAGCGGGTTTTCGTGTTGTTCATTTTGAACAGGTCGACCTGGTGAAGTTGTTTTTGCTCACCCATCGCCAATTGAAGGGGAAGCCTGCCCTATATTCTGTCTGATTAGCTACTTTACGCACGCCGTAAATCTGCACCGATACTTCATTTCCCCCGATCAATGTGGTGGCTTCGCAAACGGGAGTTTGTTTCTCGATTAGGGGTGACGAGCAAGCGGAAAGAAAACAGCATATAAGTGCACAGCCAATTAAAGGTTTCATCATTCATCCCTGAGCTAAATAAACGCTCTAAAACGTTAACCTGGAGGAAAAAACAATGAAAATAGATTTTATAGATCAATATCTTTAGATTGATCGTTTTGAACGATCGTTTAATCGTAAGCAGATGTATTGATGGCGGTCAAAGACGTCCCCGTATTGGTACCTCCGCCTGGTGATCCTGTCCCGGTTGATGTCCCACCTGCGTTTATTCTTGTACTGCCTCCGTTAAATCTGCACGATGAATACGCGTTGATCGTATAAATGGTCGGAGGCTTGGTCGCGTTATTAGTGATAATTGTCTGACCAAGCTGTGCAGGAGCTACAGCCCAAGATCCAGACAGTGTCTGGTCTATGTTTATGCCTCCGTTTGCACCAGCATCGCCCACTGTTTGCAGATCAGAAAGCACCCTTGATTCGTTTGTCAGAACAAGTTTTCCCGTGGCATCCCAGATAGCAAATCCCCACGCTGGTAGTGTTTGCGGGAATATTGCGAAGACGTATGCAGTAAGCGTAAAGCTCTGGTTATACGGGTTCACACCACCAATATATACATTTCCTCCGAGTCGATATGACATGACTGGTGTCGGCTGCGCCGTATCAGTAGTTTTGATAAACACCATTACCGGATAATCTGCGGGTACAGAAAGATATTGCGTTACCTGCTGTGAACTGCCGTTTGGTGAGGAGTTAAACGTGTATTTACCGTAGAGACAGAATGGAGTTGATTGCGGCGTAACAAAGGGATTTCCATTATCCATCAATATCATCGCACCATAATCAGCCATTATGCTTTCTCCATAAAAATAATCAGTTCGCATTTAGATGCCGGATAATTGCCCAAGCCCGTTTCTGATGCGGGTGTCACAGCAATGGTGTTCCCGCTCGCTACAATTCTGCGTCCGACACTGTTTCCCCCCTCGTCAAGAGAAACAACAAACCCCACTTTAAACCCCTGGGGTAGGCTAAAGCTCCATGCCCCTGAGTTCTGCCCTGCCGCTAGTGGAATACGTCCAACAACCGAAACTGGCTTAATGCCATAGTTATTTGGACTTCCACTCGCATCCCATGTTTGTATACCCCATGACATCAGAACACTCCTGTCAGTTTGCCAATCTGTACGCGGAGGACACCATTCGCATCCCTGATGCTGTCAGTAACGTTCGTGGTCTTTCTTGCTCCTTGGCCGTCACTACCGTAGTTTTCCCAGGTACCACCTTTATCCAGTTTCCATCCGGATTGTCCGGCAACGTAATTGTTGGACTGAATGAAATTGCCAATTTTGGCATTGGTGATCGTGCCATCCTGAATAAATGCTGAGCTGATAAAGACCTGACCATTAACCACTGCGAACGGTGAATACTGGGTATCACCACTGCCACTCATCAGCACGAACTGATTAGCGTTAAAGCCAACCCTGGTTACTACCGGTTTCCCGGCCTCAGCAAGCACAGCAATCGACATCCCGGCGTTGTAAATCACCCCGTTTATCCTCACGCCTGTTTTGAGGGTGTAGATTGCCGAAGCACCGGAGGCATCGACGACGGCTGTGAGCTTGTCTTCCAGGGAAGCGGTGACGTTGTCGATCTGCGCCTGCACCTGTGTCGACATTTCGGCCATTGCCCTATCTACCTCAGCAATAGTCGTTTTCACAACCAGGATATCGGCACGTACTTCTCCGTATTGCGCCCATTGATGTTCAACTGTTCCATGGTTGGCCAGCGCGTTCTGCATTGCAGCTTCGAGATTGGTATCAATATCGCTGGTCAGGCGGTCGCCGTCGGCCGAGGTAAGGAAATCGTCTGCTATTTCACCCAGATAATCATCAGCATTATCGTTAGACATCCCCCTGATCCAGTCGGTGTACCCGGACTCGTTGCCCGTTCTGTCAACCAGCTGTGCGCGATACCAGAATTCCTGCCCGGCTTTCAGCCCGAGCTGGGTATATTCAGCAGATGGATAAGGTACGTCCGATAGCAGCAACGGATCGGAAAAGTCACTGTTAGCGGTGTACTGAATTTCCGTTTTAAGCGTATCGCCGGTGTTTGCCGGGAAGCCCCAGTTCAGACGAATACCCCAGTTAATGGCCGTAGCCATAAAGCCCACTGGCTTGGGCGGATTGCCCACTTTGCCGGTCAACGTCTTCTCTTCTGAATAGCCCCATCCGGATGAAATTTCTGCGGCATTGATTGCTCGCACGCGCACCAGGTAGCGCCCGGCATAAATCCCGGGGACGTCGAATGACGTGGTAGAGCTGCGCGGTACGTTAACCCAGTTCCCGTCATTGCGGCGCCATTGCGCTTCATAGGCAATAGCGTTCTGCGCCTGGTCCCAGCTCACGCGCATCGTTTCGACGCTGATATTTTGCTGCACCACGGAAAACGAGCTGATCACGATGTTCGCAGGCGGCGACTGGTTACCAGGAGGAATGACACTCACCGGCCGCTGATCTATAACGGCACCTGTATCGATACGGGCATATTTATCCGGATCGTGATTTGCCCCCGTGATGGTATATGTCCCGTCATTGTTATCGGTGACACTAATTACCCTGTACTGCTGCGCATAAAGTTCATCAGATTCAATAACCCATACAGCCTCAGCCTGCGGAAGTTCACTAAAGGCGGTTGTCACGGTAACCATTTCACCTGACAGGGACTGAATCGTCCGGAATTGGGTAATACCCGACGGTAGGTTTACCATTATCCTGTCGCCGACCTTAGCACTTGGTACCCGGTCAAGTTTGAGTACGCGACCATTAACCGCGGATAATCGACCGCCTAAATCTCGGCCAGAGAGATTTCGGTCAGCGACAGCAATTATGTAGCCCGGCTGAGGAATATTGCCGTCCAGACCAACGTCAAACGTTACAATCCTATCTTTATTGTTGGTCAGGATCCCCCAGCGCCCTTTCCTGTTAGCCTCAGATTGCCGGGTGCAACCGATGGCGGTGATCTCAAACTGGTTGAAACCATAGCGCGCCACCAAAGCCTGCTCGAAGACGGGCTCCATTGCATCAGCATACCCATTTGCCGGATCAGACCAGGATACAAGAGCGTTTGTGTAGCGACTTTTCGTTGTGCTGCTGGAATAAACAAATTTGCCGTCGACTACGTTAGCGTGCGTGTAGGTAAAATCGACATCTCTGGGCATGTCTGCAAGGGCAACAATCTGGTCGTCTCCCCAGTAGGTCATACCTCGAAAAATGGCGGCAAAGTCTCGCAAGACGGTGTAAGCGTCATTTCGATCCTGAATGTATACGTTGCAGGTGTAACGCGGTTCAGTTCCGCTGCCGCCCTTACCATCCGGTACCGGTTGATCACAATACTGAGCGACCTGATAAAGCGTCCATTTGTCGATATTGGCTGCCGTTAGCCGATTACCAAGGCCGAAGCGGTCAGTGACCACCAGATCGTAAAATATCCACGCAGGGTTATCCGTCCATGCCCACTTAA